GTTTTCTTACTCAGGCTGTTACAGTCAACACAAAGTGTGGTGTCGCTGGCTCGTAAACAACAATCGCAGGTTAATGGGCCAGTAGGCTGGTTTTTGAGAGGGTGGCAACACACTGCCTCAACGACGTCGCAGCATGGGCACAAGTCGCCTTCGGTCGCAGTCAATGCCCCACAGCACTCACAAGCATTGTCGGTGAATGCACACTTGCAAACGACATGGTGATCACACAAAGCTGATTCGTTTTCCAGAATGGTAATATGTTCTGACCCAAGCCAAGATTCGAGGATTCCCCAACGGTGTGTAATAGTAGTGGCCATAGACCTAACCACGGGGGCAGAGCATAGTGATTCAAGATGACGCAACACTAGTTCCTCGTTGGTTTCATCACCTGTCTTGCGAACCATTGCCCCTATCATAGCTCCGAAGAAACTGGTGGCAGTTCGAGTTAAACCGGGCATTGCAAGGTCGTTGTTGAAATAATCTATCATATTTTCTTTTTCAATCAACACTTCAGCGATGTAAACATGTGTTGCAATGGACTCGGCGGTGATAGACTTATTGTTCACGTTAACGTGTTTCTTTGAATACTGGAAATAACTCAGTGCAGTGGCCATTTCCATCATTGAAGCATGACTGACTTTTCCAGTGATTCCTCGGACAAGCAAGGCCTCCAAAAAGTTTTTGTCAATGTTTGCGGTAACAATTGTAGGTTGGTCAATGCCCAACTCAGTCAATGGCCCTGGTCCTAGCATAGGAACTTCGATGGTGGCCACAACATTAGTGTCAACCATCACAGAACTGTACCTCAATGGTGTCACCATAGTAATCATCATTGCACCAATTGTTTTGGTTCCGATCACGCTAACAGTGATGTCGTCGATGACATTCACTTCATGACCGTATAGAAGATCTATTGCGGGGCCGAGAGTCAACCCCTTGGATGACTCGGAGTAATGGATAACAACATGATTATCTGCTTCTCTGTAATACCCTAAGCCATTCAGCAATTTGCCCCTACCTCGACTAGGCAAAATCGGATGTATTATGTAAGTAAATTTATATTTGAGCAAATCTTCCATGGTTGGATTATCGGTAATCAGTGTGTGACAGTTTTCATTTGGTGTCCAATATTCTTGTAGCGTGGCTTTCTTTAAGAGTGATCCGCCGAATTCTGTTTTGGTTATGTCAGAACTGAACCAGCAGTGAGCACTACATAGGTCAAACAAGAACTCCTGATTTCTATCTTCCAGAACAACTTTGTCACGAATTGTTAGGATCATGTCAGTATTGAGAGTCGTGTTACCCAAGCATTCAGCAGTGGGTTCCGTGGTTTT